ATAATTGAGTTTTATTGTCATCCAAATGTCGAAGGTACTATTCCAGCTCCAAGACCAGCAAACAAACATGTGCCAGATTGGTTTAAAAGCATACCACCTACAATGCCTGGACGTGATGCTAGAAATAGAAAAGGCCTGACTGCAAAAAAATGTATGCCAATGTTAGATGCAATGACACTAGGCTATGTCATACCACTCTGCGGCGATCTTGGATTGAAGTCATCTGAGGACTGCAACACGATTGAAGTTTTCAATCCCGATCCTATGAAATTAGCCGAGTTTCATACTTTAGATCAACTAGGACCAAAAGCTCCGGGTATGCCAGCGCCGCCAGTAAAATTTATTAATCCATGGGTTATAAAAACAGCACCAGGTTGGAGTACTTTAATAATTCCATTAGTGAACAACAGTCTTGCAAATCCTCACTTCACCTGTTTGGGTGGTCTGGTAGACACAGATACTTATCCTAAAGAGATTAACTTTCCTGCTGTTTGGCACACTCCAAATTTTGATGGCTTTCTGCCGTCGGGCACTCCATTAGTACTAGCTATACCTATAAAGAGGTCTTCTGTTCCTAGAGAATGCGTGACTAGACCGATGACAGACAAAGAATTCAAAGATATTGATCTTTTACACAGAAGGCAATCCAATAAAATAAACGTCTACACTGATGAGTTGAGAGAGAAAAGAAAATAATGTTTTCAATATTCAAAAAAGAAAAAGACATTGAGTTTGTAGACGTAACTAGAAATGCGTATCTAGATTTTCCTATCATGATGGCGAAAGATGTGCCTGTACTGGGAAAAGATGAGAGAATAGAGAAGTATGGCGTGAACACGTTTGTACATTGTCCTGGTATGGTAGATTACGCTAAATTAGGATATGTCATACCTGCTTGGTGTGATATGCGTATTAAGGCAAACAAGGCGGGAGTTGTTGCCACAATTGGAGACAATAAGAGAGGCACTAGAGGATTCCATCTGCCCAAAAAAATGGATCATACCATTGTTGATGGTATTTTTGAGCCAGAAGATGACGTTCCATTAACAGTTCTGCATATAGGTGCACCTTGGAACATTTTTGTCAATAAAAATATATCTGCATTAATACTTCCTGCTACTTTTCATTCGAAAGTTTTCAATGATTTACATGTTTGGCCAGGAGTAGTTGACTACAAAAATTTCACTACTGCTAATATGATTTGTACTCCTAAGCGTAAGTGTGAACTAACCATCAAAGCTGGCGAACCACTTCTACATATTATACCTTTTCTTAATACTCATTTAGAAGGTGGATATGGACCAGGTACAGATCAACAGGTAGATAAAAGTAGAAATACTATTTTGGGAGGAGACTCTCAATATTACAGAAAATTTCTTTCTGTCAGAAAAATATTTAGACTGGATAAAAAAGAATGAAAATATTCGTTAGTGTAGTATCATTTAGAGATCCTTTGCTGAAATACACTATTAAAAGCTTACTGGAAGAACAGTCGGGCGACAATGAAATTATAATTGGGATATTTGAACAAACAAAACTAGAAGATAGTCTGGTTTCTATTGAAAAGGAACTCATAGAAAACCCTAATATCAGATACAAAAGAATTGAGCCTGAATACGCAGCAGGAGTAGTTTGGGCAAGAAAAATAAATGCAGCTCAGATAGAAGATGAAGATTTTTTATATCAAGTTGATTCTCATATTGTTTACGACAAAGACTGGGACCGATACTTATTACAAGACTGGGAGCTTGCTAGACAAAAAACAAACAGCTCTAGAGTAGTTCTAACTGCCGCATGTCATAATTACAGTCTTGATGCTGCTGGTATTCCCCATAAACTGTCAGACAAAAATAATCCTCTTGCTACTTCTGCCAAGTATTTTACTTTTCAGAAACACAACAGAATGCCAGCAGCACATGGCGAATGGATACCAAAAACTGATGATGTGATGCCAGCTATTCATCTTTTTGCAGGCAATTTTTTTGCTCCTACACGATGGGTTGAGGATGTTGGATATGATGCTAGAATATTCTTTGAAGGCGAAGAGCATTATATGGTACTGAAATCTTTCATACAAGGCTGGCATCTATATCATCAAAGAGAAATGCATTGCTATCACTATGACGGATCAAATGATCATGTAACAAAACACTGGATTGATCCTGTCACTGATAACTATTCGAATATGATGGCAAAGGGATTAGTGTATTGGAAAAAATTTATTGACAGTATCTCGGAAGAAGACTTAAAAAAATATCATGAATATTCTGGAGTAGATTATATTAATTGCATAATTGAAGAAAGAGCGTTTACTCGTCAAATTATAGATCCTCATGCAACTGGCACACCGGACTCAGAAGATTAGTAATACATTAAATTCCTGTTATAAATAAAGAAAACGCTTCTGTATACAGGAATTAAAATGAACGATACCGTAATGACTCCTACCGGGCCTCCGCGGAGGCCTGCGCCCCAGAGGCTTGCAGACAATGGAATAATTTTACAAGCCGATGCTGATAAAATGCGTTTCATTCAAGATGCTGCGCCAGCTGAGGAAGATAATTCAGGAACTATATTTGACGGAAAAAATAATCATGATACTGAAAATCTGTCTGATATTAGTCAAAAAGATCAAGATAACCTAAAGAAATACGTTTATACTACAATCAAAGCATTTGAATATCCTTTGCGGCTAGGCGAATCTACCAACAACTCAGAACCAGAGCACCTTCATAGTGTTCGATTTACTGCTCTTGCAAGAGAAAATAGTAGAGTGGCGATGGCGACAAATGCAGAAGGAGTTAACCGGCAAGATGAAGTTCGCAGTTTTGCAGGTCCGATGCCTAATCAATTGGAAGTGGTTGACAGAACAGAGCAAAATAAATTAAGTGCAGACCAAGCCGGCGCTTTGGCTTTATTATCAGGCGGCGCCGCCGGCGGTGTGCTAGGAGTAAAACTAGCTGGAATTATCGGCGACGGTCCAAATGCAGTTGGAAAGACTCTTGGATTTATTGGTGGTGCAGGCGCCGGCGTTGGGTTTGCAGCAGGCGTAATAGAAAGAGTAAGAACGGTAAGAACTCTCGGTTTGATTGATTTATATATTTCTCAACCACCAATAGCTAGATACAGTGCTAACTGGGAAAACAAAGAACTTGGCGCTCTCGCTGGAGCTGCTGGTGATGTCATTGATGCATTTCAGAACAGCGATATGAGTCAGTTACTGTCAGCTGGCACAGGAGTTGGTGAGCTTGGAATACGAAGTGCAATTAAAGCTGCCGCATCTTTACCGTCTTCACTGGGCATCACCGGGGAAATTGGGGCAGCGGTTGATCTCGCATCAGGAAAAACACCAAACCCATATAAAGAACAGCTATTTACAAGTATGGGCTTTCGTCAGTTTGCGTTTAACTACAAATTTGCTCCAAGAAACAACGCAGAGTATGAAAATGTTAAGCGAATTATTGAGCTTTTTAAATATCATATGCATCCTGAAAATGATCCTACTGGACTTTTCTTAGAATATCCTTCCGAGTTTGAAATAGAATATTGTTATAGGGGTGACATTAATCCCCACTTAAATAAAATATCTTCGTGTGCGCTTACTGATATGAAAATCACGTATGGTAATCAAGACGCTTTTACCACTATATTAAATACCGGTGGTGTGCCCGCTGAAATTAATGTAGAGTTGGCGTTTACTGAACTCGAAACTCTAACGAACAACAGAATAGCGGATGGTTTCTAATGTTTTTTAAAGCAATGCCCAAAATATCGTATAAGACTGGCGATAAAACAATACTAACTAAAGACATTTTTAGAAGAGTCGGGTTAGATAGAAAGAAGAACAATAAACTAGCAGTAAATGCGTACTACATAAAAGATGGAGAAACGCCAGACATGTTGGCGAATAATTTTTATGGTAGTTCAAAGTACCATTGGATACTTCTCATCGTTAATGATATTGTAAGTGTGAATGAAGAGTGGCCAAAAAATCAAGAATTGATGTTCACATATACTGAGTCTAAGTATGGAATAGGAAATGCATCACTAGATCATCACTATAGGCTTACGTCAGATATTTCAATAATAGTAGATCACGATGCAGATGCCATAACCGCTGGCACAATAGAAGCAGTTTCAAATTTAGATTATGAACTTCAATTGAATGAAGAAAAAAGACAAATCTTTGTATTGAAACCTGAATTTCTAGCAGAGTTTATTGTTTCTTATAAATCATTGATGGCGCAATAACATGGAAGATGAAGTTCTCATACATGCTGGTGATTATAAGATAGAAAAGCTTATTATTACCAGTCTCAGTACAGAAAGTAGTGCTGATATTACAGAATTTATGATAGAGATAAATCTGTATGAAGACTTGTTTTCGCCTTGCATGACTGGAAACTTGATTCTTGCCGATGCTGCAAACTTGATATCAAATTTACCTATTCTTGGTAACGAATATATCACAATGAAGATACGGACTGTTAGCTTGGAAGATACGCCAGACAATGTAATCGAAAAAACATTTCAAGTGTATGCAATATACGATAGAATTCTGAACGATGATCGTTCGCAGTTTTACAATATTTCTTTTATGTCTATCGAAGGATATGAACAACAAACAGCCACGATAACAAAATCTTATAATGATACTACTGATAATATAGTTTCAAGTATATACGAAGAGTACATGCAATATGATAGACAGCTGGTTATATTGGATACTCCACATACAAGAAAAGTAAAATACACATCGAATCATTGGTCACCAGTAAAAAATATAAATTATGTATCAAAGAAAGTAAAAGGTAATTCTTTATTGGGTTCTGATTACCTCTTCTTTGAATCAAATAAAGCATTTTATTTTGCAAGTGTCGAAAGTTTAATATACTCACAAAGAACCGGCGGCGTGTTTGACGAATATGTTCTAGAAAGAAACGGCGCAGAGATGCCAAGAAGAATAACTGACTTAGACTTTGTTGGAAATAGAATGCCAGATTCTATGACTAACATTGAAAACTTGAAAATGTTGACTACAGTAGATGTGATCGATGGAAATAATAAAGGAGCATTTGCTTCTAGTGTGGACGGTTACGATTTATATACTAAAAAAATAATTCAACAAAATTTTGACTTTGTGAAAGATATGGGGAAATTTACCAAGACTGGTCCCACTAACATTTTACCACAAAACATAAAGCGCAATCCAGCAACAAAGAAAGATTTTTATTCTTTCAATTCTGGATTGTACAACGATTATGGACTGTCCGATGAAGAAGATTTGCCAGATGGTTCAACCGCAAGCTATGTCGCTGATAGAATTCTTTTCAGACAAAACTATTTGAATTCGTTTGACAACTATAAATTTGAAATGACAATACCAGGAAGAACTGACATACAAGTAGGTCATGTAATAAGTCTATTACATCCTTCAGCAGAGCCACCATCTGATGATTTGACTACTATATTGGATCCTTTATTATCTGGACTATATATTATTTCAGCAATACATCATAAAATTAATGCAGATAGACATGTTATGCAAACAGAACTAATTAAAAATGGTCTTTCTTCTTCGCCCGAAAACGTAGAGTCAAACGGAGAAGAAGATGTATCCTAATTTTAAGTGGTGGATAGGTGTAGTCGAAGATAGAGTCGACCCTGCTCAATTAGGAAGATGTAGAGTACGCATCATTGGATATCATACTGAAAACTTAGCTGACTTGCCCACTACAGATTTGCCGTGGGCAGTTCCTATTATGCCTATGACTTCGGCTAGTATTTCTGGTGTAGGTGAAACACCTTCGTTTGTAGAGGGTAGCACTGTAGTTGGTTTTTTCAGCGATGGAGAAGATGAACAAGTCCCTGTAATATTTGGCACGTTGCCAGGTAAACCAAGAAATAAAAGAAGTAGCGATAAAGGATTTGCTGACCCTAATGGAGTTTATCCGAGAGAAGGCGAAAGTGGCCTCAACGGACTACAAGAACCCGATCTATCAAGACTTGCAAGAAATGCGGTGGCAGAAGGACACTTAACTCTTACAAACAAAAGAGCAACAAGACAAGAGGCAATTCCTAGAGCATCAGCTCCTCATATTGATTCTATTCAATCAGACAAAGCAGGTGCGGTGTACGATAGAGAGATTTGGGAAGAACCGCATGCTAGATTTGGCGAAGACGGTTGGATGTATAATGCAGCAAATCAAGAACCAAATTATGACAACAAAACATCTGCGTATCCATATAACAAAGTAACTGAAACTGAAACTGGTCATGTGTTTGAAGTAGACGATACGCCAAACAATGGCAGAATACACGAGTATCACAATGCGGGCACTTTCTATGAAATCCAAGCAGATGGCTCAAAGATAACAAAGGTTGTTGGTGACGAATACGAAATCACGCTGAAAGATAAAAAAGTATATATCAAAGGATCGTGTGATGTTACCATAGGAGGTGATGCGAAATTGCTCGTCACGGGCGACATGTATCAAGAGATCGGTGGAAATCTTTTCACTTCTGTGGGTGGTGATCGAATAACAAAGATTGTTGGTAACGATATGACAGAAATATTGTCTAGTCAAAGTAGCAATATATCTAGAGACCATTCTTTGCGAGTTGGTGGCAATCAGACAGACACTATCATAAAAAATAAAACAGAAACTGTTGCTGGTAATAAATTTGGTACAGTTGGTGGCAATCTTTCAGCCATAACGGTTGGATCTGCTAATCATACTTCCATACTAGGCTTTAAGATAATGAGTGCGACAGGAAATTTAAAGTTACTTTCTCCTATTGGCACATTTAAAGCTATGAGTTTAAACATGTCACTCAAGGCCACGGCAGAGCAAACAGTTACGGCAGCAACTCAATTAATTGAAGGAGCTGTGATGCAAACTATATCTGGAGTAGTAGCACAGTCGATAGTTGCACCTGCACAAACAATAATGGGAGTTGCAACTCAATCGTTTATTACTCCTGCACAAACTATCAGTGCTGCTACTAGAACTATTACTGGAGTCACTAGTCACACTGGTTTGTATTCTATAACAGGTGCGTTGAATGTATCAGGATTAGTAACAGCTGGATCAGTTACAGCTGGATCAATAATGCAAGGCACTACTAATCTTGGAACTCACACACATTTAGTGGGCGGATCAGCAGCGCCGTACACTGGCGAACCTAGACCAGTATAGGGAGTAACATATGAGTTTATGCGGCGCAACTGAAAAGTTAGTAGAGCTTACTGACAGTATTTTAACAAAAGATGAGTTGATAGATAAAGCTATCGATGAGTTACCTATAACGGCAGCGCAGGGCCAATCTATTCAAGACGCAATTGAAATTGCTCTTATTGCAACAGACGCCGCTGCTTTGCAGTCTATAGTTATTTCTAAGCTAAAAGAATATGTACCTGAGATTGAATTACCAGAAGAAATAAAAGGATTGCAAGCTGATATAGAATCTTTTGCGTCCGACATCTTAACAGCAAAACTGGCGGTAGATGACTTAAAAAATGAAGTGTCAAATCTAAAAACAAAATACAGCGGGTTAGATTTGGGTAATGTGGCAGTCGATGATATTCCAAATTTGTTAAAGACTGGTGCATTAGACTTAAACAATCTGTGCCAGAAGATACCAAATTTTGAAGAAGACGGCGCCGGATTCATTTTAAAAGGTACTCCAATCACTACTCCAAAAAAGAGTGCTATTGCTGATTTATTAGGCATACAGATACCAGAAGTAAAAGATTTTGTATATAGAATTGATGCAGTCAAACAAGCAAAGGGCAAATCTTTTATTAATGTTAATATACCAGATTCTATAGGATTATAACAAAACTGTTATAAATACGATTATGGCAAACGAATCATTAAAAATATCAAGACTCTATAAAGACTTGGATTTAAGCTTTACTGCTAATCCTGCTACAGGCGATGTCGCAAAAAAAATAGATGTGAATGCGGTAAAGCAATCTTTAAGAATATTAATGCTTACTAACTTCTACGAGAGGCCGTTTGATCCTAAAAAAGGAGCAAATTTGAGAGGGCTTTTGTTCGAACCCATGAGCAAACTGTCTGCAAATCTTATTTCGAAAACTTTGCAGAATTTAATACAGAGCTATGAGCCAAGAGTTAGAATAGAAACTATGACAGTTTTTCCTAGTGTGGATGAAAATTCATATATGGTTAACCTCACATTTTTTGTTGTGGGTATTGCTCGCCCTCAAACACTTACAGCAAATTTAAAAAGATTAAGGTAAAAAAATGGCACAACTTAATGTATCAGAATTAGACTTCGATAATATCAAGCAGTCGTTAAAATCGTTTTTGATAGAATCAGGCGAGTTTAGTGACTACGATTTTGAAGGTTCTGCCCTTTCTGTATTGTTAGATACCCTATCATATAATACTCACTACAATGCAGTTCTTGCTCATATGTTGGCAAATGAATCCTTTTTAGATTCAGCAATTAAGCGAAGTTCTGTTGTGTCTATAGCAAAAAGTTTGGGCTACACTTCAAGATCGAGAAGATCGGCCACTGCATATGTTGATCTGTCTATTACTCCATCGGCATCAAATACTGATATAAACTTTACCCTATCAAGAAATATTCCATTTACCTCTTCTCTCGACGGGACTAGTTTTACTTTTTATCCAAGCACCGATACTTCTACTACTCTACAAACTGTAGATGGAGTAGATAAGTTTGTTTTCAATGATCTAGCCATCAAAGAAGGCACTCGTGTTACAAATCGATTTATCATCGACACAAATAATCTTTCTGGTCCATTGACAATTCCAAATATGAATGTAGACACCACTACATTGCGGGTTCGTGTTCAAAAATCTGGTACTGATGCGACTATTGAATCTTATAAATTAAGCACTGGCGTATTGGATTTGAAGAGTACTACTTCTGCATACTTTATAGAGGAAGGTGTTGATGGTAAATATGTTATTCGATTCGGGGATGACGTATTTGGTAAAAAATTAAGCACTGACAACATTGTATTAATTGATTATCTTGTTACATCTGCCTCGGCTGCAAATAAAGCAAAAACATTTACAATAGCTGCCACACTGACGGGTGGAGTTGATGAGATAAAATCTTTTGATAGTGCAAATACCATTATCGCTTCTGGCGGCGCTGAAAAGGAAAGCATAGACAGTATCAGAAAAACAGCACCAATATTCAACCAAACAAGAGAAAGGGCAGTATCTGCTACAGACTATCGCAGTCTCATATTGGCATCAAATCCTAGCATACAATCTTGTTCAGTATGGGGAGGAGAAAACAATGATCCACCTATTTATGGCAAAGTGTTTATTTCTCTGGATCCGGTTGAAGGCCAAATCATAACTGATGACATTAAAAATACAATTGAAACTAGTATAATTCAGCCCAGAGCCCCTGTTGCAGTTTTACCAGAATTTGTTGATCCTGAGTACACCTATATAGGACTAAAAGTTGGCATAGCATATGATCCATCTACTACGAGCTTATCTTCAGGCGAACTGACAGCAGCAGCCAACTCAGCTATCATAAATTATTTTTCTACTGACTTGAATCAGTTAAATAAGAATTTTTACTATTCTCGTATACATAATGCAGTTAAAGCAGTGTCTCCTTCTATATTGTCGGTGAATGTAGTTCCAAGTTTACAGAAAAGACTTCTTACTGAGCTAGGAATATTTGCAAACTATAGTTTTACTTTTAATAGTAAGATTCAGCCAAGAGAACTTCACAGTACATGGTTTACATTGGACGTAGCCGGCAGAAATTATCAAGTTAAACTGCAGGATGTTCCTAACGCTGGTGTAGTATCTCCCGCTTATAGTGGACTTGGAATTGTGAATGCGGTAGATGTGAATAGCAAAAAAATACAGAGTGTAGGAACAATAGACTACGATACAGGAAAACTTACGTTGAATGCAATGAAAATTGTTTCATTGTTTGGCACTGAGACTACGCTTAAAATTAAAACCAGTCCACATGCTGATGTTAAAGATATTTCTACAAGTACTTTAACTAGACAGTCTGATGTTTCTACTGGAGCAGTTGTTGCAAAACCAGCGAAAAATACTATACTAACTTTGAATCGAAGTTCTCTTAATAGTATTACAGGTGAAAGAAAAGGAATTGAAATAATAGCAACAACAGAAGTCGCAGGTTATTAATGTCTAATCAAATTCCAGATTTTCTCAAGTATGTAGCGAGCATAAAAATTATTAATGGCGGCTCTGGTTTCTCAACCCCGGTCACTATAACTATTTCAGGTGGCGGTGGAACTGGTGCAACTGCTACTGCTGATGTACTAGATGGAGTAATCCATACAGTACACTTAACAAATATAGGTGAGAATTATACTTCTGCGCCTACAGTAACAGCCTCTGACGGAATTGGATCTGGTGCGGTATTTGAAGTGACTCTGGGGTTCGCAACTGGAAATCCTACTATATATGATGAGAAAACTTCCTCTAGTATTAAGTACACGTTACCAGAATTTATTAGAGATGACTATCCAAAATTTATACAATTCATTGAAAAATATTATGAATACATGGATTCTGCTGGCAACCCTATAAAATCTATTGCTCATAAAAAATATTCAGATATTGATGATTTAGAAACCGCAGAACTTAATAAAAGATTTATTGAACTTGCCAGTGATTATCCTCAACTTCTTGAAGCAGATAGAAAAACTGTATTAAAAAACATAAAGAATATATACGAGTCAAAAGGATCGGAACGATCCATCAAGGCTTACTTCAAGCTACTATACAATGAAGAAGTTGACGTATATTATCCTAGCAGAGATATACTCAGAGCATCTGATGGAGTATGGACAGAAGAGACTTCTATCCGAGCATCAGCGGGATATAACAATTACGATGTTTCAAACTTAAACGGCACATTAGCTGATATAATATATTATGAGACTATTGGATCTGTAACTTTCCCAAGAACTATTCCAATAACAATACCCAGAGTGTCAAAAATAGCCCATACTTCACCACAAGTTTTTGGTGTAGCTATAAAATTACCAGAGGGTATAACAGAAATTCCAGGTCCAGGAGCAGATGCTACTGCTGAAGTGGTAGTTAGTGCTGGTGTAATTACATCGATAACTGTTACTAACGGAGGGTTGGGTTATATTGCAGCTCCCGTTATTGAAATTTCTGGCGGCACCGGAGCTGAATGTAGAGCGGTTGTCACTAATGGAGTAATAACTTCGATAGTTGTTAATAACGGAGGTACTGGGTATACTGGAAGTTCTGTTGTTACATTTAATACCGATTCTGTTAGAACATTTATTGTAGAACGTGGCGGATCTTCCGCAGAGTCAAATGTAAAAGCATATATTGACAGAGTAGTTGTGTCTGTGACTACTGGAACTTATTCAGGATCAAATGCTGGTTTTATTGCTGGCCAAATTTATACAAATTTGAATGAAAGTGGACAAACTTCACAAAATGCAATAATAAGAATTGAAGCATTAGACGCAAAAAATTCTCCTTCTGCTTGGTCTATAATTAATCCAGGTAAACGATACACCAAATCTCGATTTAACATAACTATAGGATCTAGAATAAGAGAGACTGTAGTAATAACTTTAAATACAGGGTATCTATTCAGAGAACAAGGAAAATTTAAAGACGATAGAGGCAAATTGTCTAATGTTAATAGAATACAAGATAACTACAGATATCAAAGTTATTCTTATATAATAAAAACAGGTTTAGCTGAAACTGAATGGAAAAAAAGATATAAAGATTTGATGCATCCTGCAGGGCTAGAAGTTTTTGGTGATTTAATTATTTCCAATAATATAGCATTGGGTGGATTCTTCAATATATTCTCAGAAGGTCTTCATATTCATGCTTTCGAGTTGCAAGATTATGTAATTGGAACAGAAGTATTTACACGAGTAGTTCAATGGTACAGAGATTTTAATGATGTTACCACTCACAGTGACAGCGAATTCTTTACCATAGGTAAAAATATTGTAGACGTTTCTGTTATAAGTGACGATTACATACAAGATTATGTATTAGAGAGTGACTACTTACCATTAAACTATACCGGCTCAGGTATAAGTAAGTTTGTAGAAAAAGTTTTAATTGACACTGCTACGCCAATAGATACTTTCGCTCCTGCATTGGAATACAACAGATCGCTCGCAGACACTACACTTGCAAGTGAAATTTTCTCTGCGGGAGTTTCTAGATTAGAATCAGACGCTGTGTCAACTATAGATGTATTGACGTACCTGATAGTCTTGGGCTTACCTATATCTGATACAGTTTCAATTTCTGATGATTATGATCAAGAGTATGTAGAAGCTGGATACGTACCATTATACTATATTGGTTCTGGTATGAGCAAAGTAGTAGGAAAGTCAATTGATGAATCAATAAGTACTACAGAAGTGTTTGAACGTGTTATAAATACATCTACAGATATACTAGAAACCCTTGTGGTAAGTCAACAAGTTGTAAAAACTTTATCACTAACTAAAACTGAGTCTGTTAGCGCATCAGCTTCTGGTGTACTATCAATTTCAGACTATGCTCCTACGTACTTCGGCGAAGACTACGTTGGTGAGCATCGCAATCTTTAAAAAATACGGAGAAATAAAATGATCAAGAAAGACAGCACAAAAGCGACTGGTAAAGTCAATGTTGTAGTAAGCGATGCAAATGGAAAAGTCAAACAAGACTTTACTGTTTCTAATTTAGTTGTCGATGCTGGCTTAGCTCACATTGCCAAAGCTCTCGAAGCAAATCCAGCACCCACTGCTATGTCACACATGGCAGTAGGAACAGGTACTACCGCAGCCGATGCCGCAGATACTACGCTAGAAACAGAAGCGGCAGGTGGTCGTGTTGCTTTAACTTCAACTACTGCTACTGATAACAG